ATGTAAATATTTGTTTTTAATAATATATACTAAACCTTCTACCAGGACCTGTCCACATTCTGAAGGAATGCTTCGGGTTTGGGAGACTTATGCCAAAGGGGCATTTGTTGTAACTGTAATAGAACCAACAGCTGCTACAGCAGCTACGGCTCCAGCGGCAGTAGTGTTTCCATCTAATGGAACACTAATACCGGTAGTTGTTGCGTTAGTCCTAAAAATAGTGCAAGAAAGCACTGGTACCAAAATAGTACCTTGTTCATTTGTAACCAATGGGATGGACTCAACGTTAGAAACTGCAATTTTACCATCAAGTGTATTCTTGATGTTTGGGGAAAAAGAAGCAATGACAAAGAGAGCGCGACCAGCCACTTCGTTCACAGAAGTAACTCCTGATAAATCAATAGTAACTTCATTTCCAGTAGGGAATGAGGAAACGGAACGAACGTTGCGGATGTCACACATAGGGGGAGGGCCAATCATAAAGAAATAGTTGAAATCATCACCAGCTGCCTCAAATATTGGTGAAGTTTGTGTCCTATTACTGGTACGATTACGGCAACGAATATTAGTTCTAACGTCTCCAAGGACAGGAGTTTGATTAGAACCAACAACGTCACATCGTATACCACGATAATAAGGAGTACGAACTTCAAAAGCATTTGAAACTTGTTGGTGTTGTTGGAAAATAGGTTGGCCATAAGATTCTTGAACAGCAACATCTTGCTGATCAACGGGACTTTCGTCGAAAGAGAGATAAGAATCTGCTACTACATTAGGAGTATAAGGAATAAGTTTCAATTGAGAAGAACCATTATAGAAACGGTAAAGAAATGAAGCCATATACCAAGGGGTAGGAAGAACTTTGTCGGAAAAATTAGTACGCGAAATGGTTCTCGCTCCACTAACGGGGTCTTCAGTCATATGCCGTGTGCGCAAACCAATATAGTTTTCTTGCTGAGAAAGATCAGCAACCCAACCATAACGCTTCACAAATGCACGCAAAGACTTAAAGTACTCGCCAGTGGTTTGAGCAGTAACATCTCGTGATGTATGAGAAGGAACAAGAAGATTTTCATCCTCAGGAACAAAGACTGTTCCGATATCGGATTGAGCATAACGGGATTGAAAACCTGGTGCCAAGTTCATCACTGGTCTCGCGATTTGGTAATCTTCACCGCCACTGTGAGCAACATAGAATGTTACAGACCCAGCAACAGTGGGAGGATTAGACAAATCAACGAGAGAGTAAAGAGCTAGACAACCAGTCTTAGTATCTAATGTTTTAGCATCGGGTCCAGGATTATCAGTATTAGAAGTTCTTTTATAAGTTTCACGCCAATCAGTGTTACTAATGTAAGGAACAGAAACACGAAAAGTGGTTCTGCCCATTTCATCTTGTCTATCTTTTAAATTGCAAACAACATTATAATTTGTATTCAATAACTCACCAAGGGTTGCAGGAACGTCAGCAATATTTGTTTCCGGAAGGAAAACAACAGCAAATCTTCCTTGGTGGTAAGGAGTCTTAACTACCATAATATCATAATTAATAGTTCCACGCCAAAGTGTACCCATCATACTTAAATAGGAGAAACTTCCTAAATACATAGTCTGGCTATCTTCAGTGTTTCCATATTGATATTGAGATAGAGGAGAAACTTCCCATGCCGTAATGAGTTTTCGAGCAGAAAATAATGTTGTTGCAGCAGTCTGAGAATGAAAGAAATTTGGTCGCCCAAAAATGTATTCAAAACTCATCTCATCCTTGCTTTCGGGAATGAAGGAAGATCCATCAATTCCGTTGTCTTGGAGGAGAGCCAATGTTGTTGCATCATCATTACCCTCTGTGTGAATTAAAGTGTGGTTTGGTTTAAGAACAGCTTTACTTTGAGGTTGAATAGAAGTAGGCTTGGACCATCCAAAAGAGGCAGCAGTATTACCCACTGCTCGCGAAACCCACGCGACAGTTGACGCAAATCTTCCAAGAACCGGAATTCCTGAAAGAACATCTGCGACAGTTGTTACGCCACTTGCAACTTTGGACACAGGACCTGGTGTTGAAACCTCACCCGTATCCCTAGCAGCAACTGGTTGTACATCAGCTTGGGCAACGCGATATCCCTTAGACTCGAGGCGTTTAATTTCGTGTTTATCACGGGCAGAAGAAATAACGTCATTTTGGGTAGGAACAAAGAAATGGGGATTAACAAAGCGAGCAAAAACAGTATATTTTGCTGTTTCAGCAGCAAGAGGTCCTAAAAGAGTGGAAAAGACATAAAGAAAAGCAGAACCAAATTGGTTTTGAGAATTTCCAAGATCAAATAAATCATAAATATTAGCATAAGGGCAAATTAATTTAAGGGAATTACCTTCTTCAACACTAACAATTTTATAGGGGCAAGAAGTTTGGGAAGCAAGGAAACGAGTTCCTTTACGTCTGAAATCACCAGTCTGATCGTAATAAGGATTATAAACTAACATGAGAGCACCTTGCAAAAAGGGCTGAGCATTAATTTTGACTTCAATTTCGATGTCAGCTTTAAAATATTGGTAATTTTTCAATTTATCAACTACAAGGGGGGAATTCGTAAAAATATCTTGTGGGAAATTAAACTGTTGCAAATAATTTTTTGTGTCAGATGTATAATCAGAAGGAGCTAATTGAATTGGAATGGCAGCATCAGATGTTTTCCATTCAAAAGTCCCAAGATTAACAGGACGCTCAAGAATACTCATTATCTCGTGCCTGGTGGTGTCGTTCAAAGCCATTTGCGTAGCAGTAGATGGCATTGGAACAGCCTCAGCAGACATTTGAATATCAGTTAACAATTTTCCACGGGTCGAATCAACTATCGTATTTTGGTCATGGTCATACGATACAGAACCATTTGAATTTTCATTTGAAGTAGTAGCAATCATGTCATACGACAGGGGTAGATGATTATTCACCCTGAAGTCAGGAGCTGTATCACCAGAGCACAGCAACACTCTTTTAGAGGCAAGGAAATAGCAGTAGAAGAAAAAGTATCCTGTTTAAATTTTAAATCCAAGTTCACATTTCCGGGTCAAGGCCATAGGAGCTACCATAGAGGAACATATTCTGTTCGAGAGTACAAATCACGATTGTATTTGTACACCTCCATCTGCTCGTAGTAAGTGGGTACAGTAATTTGTAACCCAACCACTGCGAGTTCCTCTTGTATACGAGCACTCCAATACTCGTACACGCTTTGCGGATGGAGAGAGAGTTCCATAATCGTTTGATCACAATTTTCAATAGTCGCAGACTTGAGAGCTTTTCCGCGAACCCAATTCGTTATCTCAAGCACATTTTCCAAATCCATAGGAGCAAGAAAAGTGCCATCGGGTTGAATAGCGAATTTTCGTTTAAGAAAAGCAACATCTTCCAATGGTTTAAATGGAAGGATGTTTCCAGTCTTGGTTTCGTCAGTATATGTGAGACCAAAGGAAGCAAGAGCATCTGTCAAAGTGAGTTGATTAAACCAGTCAATTATTTCGACACTAACTGATTTTATATCGTCATCACCATAGATGATTTCAGCAACATGCTTCCTGTAGTCACACACAACAGGCAAACCCTGTTCTTTCTTAAGCATAAGATATGCAATTCGCATAACTATGCCATTGAACAATGAATTTATAATAACGGTGAGGGGATTTCCTGATGGTTGTGAGTGAGTCTTGCGAATCACTTCACCACGCACCATGATGTCAGCGTTGCAGATATGATCCCAAAGGGCCATTCTGATCAGCTGCGACTCCTCATCGTCACCATACCATTCATTGATCTTTTCGACTATTTTAATCAAAATTTGCATTAAGAGTGATCCGTCAAAATTCGAGAAGTCACCAGCAATCAAATAATTTCCTTTAGATTGCAGGTGATGGGCCAGTTTCGTCCATTCAAGAGAATACGGGTTGATACCGACAGCGATGCCGTTATCAATCCGATGTCTCATAACATGAGCAGCAAAATCCAAAAAGTATTGTCGGATAGCTATGACAAGGTGCTGTGGGCAAGCTTCGAAGACTCGAGTCTTACCAGCATCACACTCGGCAATTGGTCGCTTTTCATCCTTAAGCGTGGCAATGGAAATTGCACTACCACGAATACCTTGTCGAGAGTCATTCAACAAGTTTTGGACATCTTGTTTGAGTTCAGGGTTATCTACTATGTAGTTTTCATCATTACCCAACCAAGCTGTCTTACCTTTGGATTTGTTGCTCAATGTGTATGGATATCCAGGGGAGGTCGTTCGGTTAATTGGTCGTTTATACGGGTCACCTTCTACTCCTACGATAGCTTCCTCGTAGCTATGCACAATGCCGGTTCCAGTTGTAGGTCTCCCTAGTCCCTGAAACACGTCATTGGCAGCAGCGTCGAGTAAGTTCGAATCGACAAAAGTTTGTCCACCCATAATCTTCTTTATACCTTTTAGCATTGGGTCAACCACACCTTCATCCTGCACGAATACAGGTTTCAAGTAAGCGGGTTTTGCAATGTGTTGTTGTACTTTATCGAAGATCAGGGATGGCGCAAGCTGTGTCTTGGAAGGAGCAGCGGGTGCTGGTGCAGTGCCTATGTTGAGGCAATCACCGATATCAATCAGTGAAACCTGGCAAGAAGGATCTACCCATGATTGAGAATATGGAAGTCTTCCATCAATCAAATATGACTTTGGAATTCCAAACTTCTCAACATGAGCACTTAATGCCTGTTCCAAAAATTGGCGTGTAGTCAAAGCTCCAAGAGCCAGAACGCCAGAGCCACCAGCAACATGGAATCCAACAAGTTTGGTATGGATAAGTCGGTTAGAAATAGAGAGCAGAGCTCCGCACATTCCATTCAACGTTTCCAAATCGTACTCGATGTGATTACCAATCTTGATGGGACACTTGCATTGAGTTGAGCTCTTGGGGCAAGTTCCTTGTTCATGCAAAAAGTATTCGGTCGTCTTCGTCGATACAGAAAAGAAAGAAGGATATTTTTCCTGTACTATAGTTTTACCTTTGACTTCATAGAAGCCGGAAAAAGTTAAATCCCCTTCTTTTAAGAGATCAATATCTTCAGATCCAAGAAATTTCGATAGAATTCGGGGTCGGTTTGGGACAACAGGTGGGAAAGATACGAGGGCCAAATCTACAGGGGAACCGTCAAGTTGAAATGCTTGCGAAATTTTGCATTCACCAATTGGAATTTTGATGGCAGCTTCAGTCGAATAAGGATTTCTAATGATTAAATACTCGATTGGGTCAATTTGGGGTGGGTTCAAAACTGTATGTGCAGTAGTTATCATGGTGCGTCCAACTAAGAAAACACCATTGCTTCTACAACACATTCCATTTTTGTCAGCAGCTTGTATCCATACAGAATTATTCAATAGCACTTGGGTTGTTTGTTCAATTTGAACTCTATCTCGCTGAGCATACTTGCGAGCTCCAATGTGCATCTCAGTCTTACATTCTACCAATCCTTGGGCTAGGCGCCGGGTTTTAGGCACTCGTTGGTTGGTTTCATTCACTTTCTGGGCAAATTGGCGTTGTCTTGCAAGTGCGGGCTGGGAGTCATACGTTCTCTGGGCATAATTTTGCGGTCTTACGGTACGGGGTTGGGAATCGTAAATGCGTTGTGCTTCGGGTCGATGATTAAGAATTTGATTTGCAGCACGGATACAGTCATCGTTATCTAAGGAATTATAGGAGGTGTTTGAAACTTGATCACAGAAGGAACAATTGAACCAGCAAAGGTTACCAATGACCTGAAAGGCGTCTTGGTAAGTCCTAGCAACGAAATTTTGATCAATAAGCTGCAATATTGGGCATTGTCCAAAAATACTTTGGGCTCTGGCTTTGGGCAAGTTAACTCTAATTTCTTCGCGAAGATCTTCGAGAGTTTCGCGGGACATACCTTGTTCAAACAAATCATTGCGAACAGATTTGATTCCCGTTCTTTCCAGAAAATGCTCCAGCATACTACCATGTTTTGGGTATTGCAAAATTTTACAAGTGACGCACTCTTCACACGGCATGTAAGAATCAGAAGGCGTGCGATTAAATTGACACCAAGCACTACTGTTGTCAGAGGATTGGCTACAAAAGATTCCAGTGTACCAAACACCAAAAAGAGCAAGTGCGGAAGAGCAAAGGCCAGTGAGTATTTTGGATGTTGGTACACTAGGGAGATAGGCAATGCATTTTTGAGCAATAGAAGAGAAAATAGAAAGTAGAAATTGAGCTACAGAAAGCAAAGTGTTTGTTACAGTCGTAACGCAGGAACGCAAGCTTTGCCAGAGTCTAGTCATGTGTGTGTTGCATGCTTGCTTGTGAGTGTAGTAAAGTTCTTTAATTTTCGCAAGCCGTTGGCGAGAGTTGAAAATGTGTGAAATGTCGCCAAAGATGGAATCTTGTTCAGCATCAAAATAGTCGTCACCAAGGTCTACAAGAAATTCTTCTTCACTAGCAAGAACCTCAATAAATTTTTCGGGATGGAAAATTTTGTCAAATTCGTCAAGGATTTGTTGTTCAGATTTAGGGAGTTTGGGGATTTCAATACCTGCTTCTTTGCGGATAGCATTAGCAAGAGCAACACTTTCAGTTTTCCTACGCTCGTTTTCGTGGACGAAGTAATCCCAAAATTCATCGAATTTGAGACCACTCTTTCCAGGAACGTAATGAACTTCGGCATTGCCTGTTTGCTTGTTATGACTAACTTTGTAACAGGTAAATCTATAATGTTCTACAGTTAATGGGGGAACCTGATCTACGGGAATTTTCTTATGCTTAGCAATTGTTTCTTTGTCAAATGTATAATAGGCAGCTCCATGTTCATCTTTACCAATGGGCACTCCATAAGCAGGGTCAATAGTGACATCAGCCCACACATGGAAGCGGCGATATACAGCACCGGGGTCTACAAGGGATTTAATTTCAGGGAACTTCTGATTAGAAGAAGCAATAATAAACTCAGACGTAAAATTTGTCACGCCTTTTGACTTAAGTTCAGCCATTTTTAGGGGAAACTGAGCAGTATTAACCATATATTCCAATTCTTCATACTCCTCAACAGGCTTTTGTTGTGAATCTTTTACGTTTCCAAAATCATCAAGCACAACAATGGGTTGGCCTGTGTATCCTTCCCAATACTCGTTCTTAGCTCGGCGGGGAAATGAGCTGGACTCATACTTAATACCTCTTTCTTTTAGGTAGCGGCGGAAAATGCGCGCCTTCAAAACTTCAGTGGCAACACTTTTGCCCACTCCTGGATGTCCAAATAAATATAATGCCACGGGTTGGGTCCGAATTGTGTGGCAACGAGCAGGACTATGAGTAGCCCATTCGACTTGGTCTTTTATGCGCTTTTATAAACTAGCAACTAAGTAGACATTTGATCGGGAATTCAATTTAGAAGCCTGAAAATGATATTCATTGAGTTCATGATATACAGTTAAAGTTTGATTTGCAATTGGGGCTGAAGAATCAATAAGGGGTTTTTCAAATTTTTCAATCAATTTGACTGCAGCATATAAATTCTCTAATTGGGGAAAATTTTGCATGAATTTATACTCATCCGCACTTACACCATAGACAGTAGTATAGTAAATTTCAGCAAGGTAATCGAAGATCCAAGAGAACATGTCTTTCAAAGCTCTAAAGCCTTGAGCAGCACGTCCCACATTGCCAAAATGTTTAGTCATATCAGAAGGAGAAGGAATTATTCCTGAACACATCAGGGAAAAAGCTCCACATAGAAAAGCAAGAAATCCAGTAAATGGAAGTAGTTCGGGTGCTTTTGTTGCTGTAGCTAGCATGTCGGAAACCAAAGACTGGCTAACTCGACTAGTTTTGGGGATAGCGCCAGTGGAAGCATAGCTAATTCTGCATTCATTCATTGGAATTCTAGTGGACGCTTCAGTTACTTCAGTTTTAGAGAACGATGGAATCAAACTCATTAAACTATCAAGGGAAACATGGAGAAGACGGGCGAGATTAGTACAGTGAAGAGTTAACAGTAACATCTGCTTTTGTTTTAAGCTGTTACCAATTGAAATCAAAGAAACAAGAATACTCAAGAGATCATATTCTGAAGGAATTTTAAACAAACTTTTGAAATCATCACTAGCTGATGAAAGAGTCTTTAAAATATTTTGAACCATATCAATTGTGGGGTTAAGTTTATCAACAGCAGTAGACAATTTAGCACCATTCACAACTGCAGCAGCAGCTGAGCCAGATCCAGGGAGGACAACATTAGCAGCAACATAAGCTCCTGCTTTTGCGGTTTCAGCCAAAGCTGAGGGATTTGAGCAAACATACATAACATCATCCTTAATTTTAGAAACAGTATCAGAAACCAAAGTTTGTGCATGTCTTTTCCGAGTGGCATCGTTTTCACGGTTTTTCTTTCTGTTTCGCTTTTCCAATTCAATTTGCCGTTGTACGTGATTAGCTTGTTTAGCTTTATGTTTCTTCAGGCGTTCAATTTCGCGTTGCAGATGAGTAATTTCTTTTCGTTGTGCACGTACTTTATCTTCGTCAATATATCTAGAATAAGCTGGAGGGCCGGGATTTTGTTCAACATCACCTGCAAGAATCAACCGAAGTTGTTGATAAGTGGTGTTGATTGAATAACTACGAATATCTAGATCACAATAAAGTTTTACATTAATTTCAAATTTTTCAAATACAATTTTGGTCGCTTCAAAATCAATCATTCCAGTCATGTTACTGTCAAAATCAGTGACATACAAGGGCACTCCATAACAAGACATTAAGCGTAAGAAACATTTGATTTGATCCCATTCTTCTGATACAAACATGTTGTCCATAAAATTTTCACGAATTTTAAAAAGAGTATCAATTAAAGCAGCAGGTTCGTCAGAAAGATCGAATTGTTTAAGATAAGCATAAAGAGCATGAGACTGAAGAGGTTGTTCACGAGAATCGAATTCCTCGATGAAATTTCGGATGTTGTTAAGAGCAGCAGTAGCAGCTAAAGAATGAATAGAATATTCATTTACGTCATCATCAGTAGCATATCCACAGTCCATTTCCGATGTACAAGCCAGGTCAAGGTTATCCATAAAATCAGTCAAAGTTTTAATATCATTACACTTGTCCATGTTATATTGAATGCGGCTTTTAAATAGGATAGCGTTTTCCGGTATACCACCCTATAAATAGGGATTGACCTTCTACGGCTAACGATTGTCTTAAAATCTTTCTCTAAAGCACAGTGGACGAAATCTGTTTATCAGTCCAGTCACGAAGAGTTATTCAATGCTACTTTGTTCGTGCCTAACAATAGATAGAGAAATTAAAAGTCTATTAGCCGCCATGGGTTCAAGCCATGGTGCCTACCTTCAAATATATTGAAGTTCTATTTTATTTGCCTAGTAAATGCGCCAACAGACGGTATCGAATCCGCTGTGTTTTTCTTAAAGAGGAGATCGCATCCTACTGGAAGACCAGCTTATATAAGAGACAGAAAATTACAACTAAACAGAAAATAAATTTAAGTATATATCAATCAACGCTTGCTTCTGATACATAGATAAAAATAAATTCTATATTAGAGGTTAAATATTACACAGCTCAAAATTTGAGAGCAATCATTCTACGGCCACGGTTTCACAAACCTATTCAGCGTGGGGACAGCCACGGTTACACTAGGTAATTACAGACAGCGTGGGTTCAAATGATTGCGCAGGGTATTGC